TGCTCTTGCCTGCCTTTTTGGGTTGTTCGTTGACGGCTGAGTCGCTGGCTTGCACCGCCAGGCTGACGATTGGATCGCTCAGTCCGAGTCCCGCTGGCCTGATCTCTACCTCTACCATCTCAAAGCCAAATCGCTCGTTGTCAGCTCCATCCTTTTGCTTGCTGATGGTGAGGACGCCTTTCATCTGCTCGTCAAAGCGTAGTAATTCCAGCTCTGTGTCGACAGCTCCTAAGAGGCTTGAATGACCGCGCAGTCCTTTGGCGGCGTCCTTGCCGCTGTGGTGCAGCACCATCAGGGCGCAGTTGAGGAATTCTTGGACTTTTCCCATGGCGGTGATGAATGCGCCCATGTCTTCTGAGCTGTTCTCGTTGCCGCCGCCAAAGGCTCTGGCCAAGGTATCCACTATGGCTAGGCTGAACTCCAAGCCTGTCTGCTCCACCAGCTGCACGACTGCAATCATTAAGGCATTAAAGTCCTCGGCGCTTGATCTGAGGTTGAGCTGATGCCTGACTATGTAAATCGGTGCGCCGTCTTGAGTTTGGTGGTGCATCTTGCAGGCTTTGATTCTTGCTCCAATACCGCCAAAGCCCTCGCCGGCCAAGTACAGCACCGCACCGGTCTGCTTGACTTCCCTGCCCATCCATGTGCGTCCTGTGGCGATGGCCTCGGCAATGTCTAGGGCTATGAACGACTTGAATGAGCCTGGCGGTCCATACAGCGCCGTGAATGATCCTTTCGGGATGACACCCTCAATCAGCCACTCGACTGGCTCATCCTGTATGGTGTCCCAAGATTCAATCTTGATGGTCTTGGCGGGTTTGGGTGGTGGCTGCACTTCCTGTGGCTTTGGGTCAGGCGCGAACTCTTTGGCGATGTCCTCTGTCGTTGTCTGTGGTGATGGCACATCGCTTGGCGCTGTTTGTTGAACGCCCTGTAGTCTTTCGGGGATCGTTACATCGTCAACACTATTGATCTTTGGCGCTGCCTTGACCAACGCCGCCAGCTCTGCTCTACCGCCGCCTGCCTCAATGAACTCATATGCGTCATCGCCTTGCTCTTGCAGTCCAAGGTCTACTACCTTGAGCGCCTTGGCGATGGGCAGGATGGCCTCTGCTGCCTTGCGAGCGTAGCCCCAGCCACTCAGGTCGTTATCGGGCAGGATCACCACATTGGCTCCAGCAAAGTATTCGGTGATGGCCTCTGGCCAATGGCCTGCGCCACTGTGAGCTGTTGAGGCCACCACGCCGAGTGACATCAGCGCGTCCACAGCTTTCTCACCCTCGGCCAAGTAGATGATCCTGCCGGCTGTCTTCGCGTCCAGCAGCTCGGGCAGCTTGTATGGGACGATCCTTGCGTCCCCCAATGTCGGGTAGCGCTTGCCGTCTGTGTCTACTTTGTATAGACGATAGGTTTTGCCGGTGTCTCCTACCTTTAGCCGGTGCTTAACGAATACTGTGACGCGGTCCTCGTCTTGGTACTGCCATTCCTGCTGAAACTCAACTTTGGGTAATGGCTTGATGTTGGCTAAAGGGTCTGGGCGCTCTTCTAGTTCGGGAAGTAGTTGCATATCCCTGATGGTTTGGAATACCGATTCCTGAGTGCAGCCACCATGGCAATGAAACAATGGCTTGCCCTCATCATCGATGTGTACTGACAGACTTGGATTCTTGTCGCCGTTACCTTTGCCGTGACTTGGTACTGGGCATGACGCTACCCATTGGCCGTTGGCTCTTTTCGCGTTGCCGAGCTGCTTGGCTATTTGTTCTGCTTGCATATTGCCTCTACTTGTTCTATGCGTTGCCCTATCCACGCCATGACAGGAACTGCCATGCTGTTGCCCAAGGCTTTGTAGCGCGGACCATCAGGCGTAGGTTTGTTTTTGCTTTTGATGTCGGTGTAGTTATCGCTGAAGCCCTGGAGCCTCTCGCATTCAACAGGGGTGAGTCTTCTGACGGCCATGGCTTGCATGACTGTTGGGCCACTTGCATTACTACTGCTGCCAGGCGTTCCCATGGTTGCCGCCACATCGCCTGTGATGTTGCCGTTGTACAAGTCTGTGCCTACTGCCACCGCCAAGTTACCTTGGGCATTACCAGCAATACGCATAGTTGGCGCTACATTGATTTGCGAGTCCATTCCATCATCACATCCGCTGAATGCAATGGGTTGCGCCACACCATGCTGATCTGCTTTGGTGAGGCATGGTGCAATGTCATGCATTGGCTCTGTGGCGTTGCCTCCGTTCTCAGGCTTGCGTCCGATCCAATTGCCAGGTATGCCGTAGGCTGGTTGCAATACAGCATGAGGACCTCTTGCTACCAATGAATCCATTGTTTCGCTATGCTCTGCTCGGAATTGGTATTGAGCGTTTTCCCCTTGGTTGAATGCTGCTCGGTCAACAACGATGGGTTGCATCACCAACTGAGCGTTGGCCTTGTCGGGCATACGCTGGTCATCTGACTTAGTGGTGATGGTTGCCGCAAGATCGCCGCCGTCCCACCATTGAGGCGTTACTCTGTCACAGCCACCGCCGTCAGCGCCTGCTCCAACGCTGGCGGCAACTGCTTGCCTCTTTTCTCTGCTCGGCGCAGGATGCCCTTGCAGGCTGTGGCGCTCAAAAAGAACCGCTGCGGCAGCTCGCCAGTCTCCAAGGTATCCGACAACGAACACACGGCGGCGGCGCTGTGCCACTCCAAAGAATTGAGCGTCAAGAACGCGGTATGCGAACCCATACCCGAGTTCTCCCAACGCCCCGAGGAAGACTCCAAAATCTTTTCCTGAGTTAGATGACAGGACGCCAGGGACGTTCTCCCAAACCAACCATCGGGGCCGATATTTGTCAGCAATGGCAAGATAGGTAAGCATGAGGTTGCCACGAGGGTCATCCAATCCTTTTCGCAGTCCTGCGACTGAGAAAGACTGGCATGGTGTTCCTCCAACGAGAAGATCGACATCTGAGACATTTGTCCATTCCTTAAATTTGGTCATGTCGCCAAGGTTTGGCGTGTTTGGGTAATGATGTGCAAGCACCTCTGATGGAAACCTTTCGATCTCCGAATACGCTACTGCCTCCCATCCAAGGGGATGCCACGCTACTGTTGCCGCCTCAATACCACTGCATAAAGAGAGATATTTCATTTTGTATTTTTTAGAGGAAAAAAAAGCCGAGGCTGTTACACCTCGGCGCGTACACACTACCAGTTAGAACATTTCGTCATCTTCTACGGCCTGCGCCATCGCTGACTTAGCAGGCGCTGGAGCTGGTGCAGCAACAGGCTTTGGAGCTGGCGCGGGAGGCGCAGCCACTTGCGCGGTGTACTCCTCATCGCTCTGACCCATACCAGCAGGCTTGTCGATCCAACTCACAATCGTGAAGTTGGGAATACGCGTTGTGCCTTTGCCGATCTTTTCCAACTTGCTGCCGGTGTACTCCAGCACAGGCAACTTGCCTGCATTGGCGGCACGCTGTGCGGCGCACTCGGTGTACATCTTTTCCAAGCCCATGTTAGGTCCGACTCCCGATGAACTCCACTCACAAGTACCGATCTCTTTGTTGTAAAAGGTCACGATAAAGCCGCGCTTGTGGTCAGGTGTAGGCTGTGCGCCCTTGCGTCCCAACTCAGAGTCGGGTTGCCAGTCGCGGATGCCGACACCAAGCTGGAGCCATCCTGTTTGCACCGCATCGATGTCAAAGACTACCTTTTTGAGCTGGATCTCAGCGCCGAGGTTATTGGTCCAAGCGTTTGCTTGGGGTGAAAAGCGGATGTAGTTTCCATTACCGCCACCAGATGAGAGATTTAGCATTTGCGTTTTCGCTTTCAAAGTTACAGGGTTTGCATTATTGACTCAAGCCGCGGTCTTTTGCGAGCGTGAGTCCACTTGATACCTTGGCAGTCAATGCGTCCAAGATAACTCTTTGTTCCTTTGGCAGCAGTTTCTCTGCCGCCGTAGGAGAAATTAGTTCAGTCTCAAAGATTTGAGAATCTGTAAGTCCTGCGTCAGTAAGAGCCTGACGCGCTGTTGTTGAGTCAATCCATTTGCGTGAGGCGCGTTTGGGTTGGAGCTGCCAGCCTGGCAGTACGGCGCCAGCTTCCATCTGCTTGGTGGCGTGATCCTTGACTGCCTCAATGAACTTCTCCACCATGGGTGCGCGATCCAATATGGCGCTGATCTGTGCTGGTGTCAGCGCCAGCATGACTGCCTTGATGTCATCTTTGGACATGATGGTGATGTCGGGTTGCGCCGCCACGATATCAAATTGCTCTTTCTGTGCAGAGCAAATGTGCTTGGCTGGACACCACTGGCAGGCTGATTCTGATGGGTTGTATGTT